AAACCTTGTGAATCATCAATAGTCAACATACTTACCGTATGTGGATTTAACACATAGTTGTTGGTTAAAGAACAACGAGTAGACCAGTACATCTTAATGTTGCCTAGTCCTCCCCCTAGATAATTGCAATCGTATAAGAAATTATTTGAGACATCAATTTCTTCGTTTACATACGCAGTAAGATTATATTCATCATCTAATGCAATAGCTTGAGAATTAGTGCTTAGGATTTGATTGTTAGATATTTTTATGTTTTTTGCAGTAAACACTACAATACCCCTAAAACCATTACATCTAGTTGGTTGTGCAATTAATGTTCCCGTAGCTGATGCAGCAGGAGTTCCAAGCATTGTGTATGTGTAAGTTGATACGCCCGTAGTAACAATCTCAGCTTCAATATTGTATAGTGCCGCATCTCCACCAGTAGCACCAGAATGTAAAATAGCTACTGGCAATCCAACTGTTGAGGTAATTCCGTGAGGGCTTGTTGTAGTAACCGTAGCAGTAGTGCCAGACCTTGTAATACTAGATATTGGAATAGTTGCGGCAATATATGTAGTTCTGCCCAAGATAAGATTATTAGCAATAATACCGTTCTGTGGTTGTGCGGCAGCACCATTGGTAATTGCTGCAATAGCATCATCCCCACAACCATCAAAAACATTGTTTTCAATTAAAAATCCATTGCCATCCATAACATGACATCCATCCCCCATAGTGTCCTTAAAATAATTATTAGAACAAACAAATCCTTTAACATACGGGGAACCCAGACCGCTTGCACTGTTTACTTGAACACCCCAATCAGTTGACCGTTCTATGCGACAATTCCTAATGGTGGTGTAATCTGAAGAAATAACAAAATGGATACCACTGCTGCGGCGATATAGGCCATAAGCATTAACCCATAGATTGTCAAAAGTGATAAATGAACAGCTAGATGGAACATAAAATGTTCCCTGATTCATATTAGTGCAAAATAACTGCGCTTGATTGCCGTATATTAAAACATTAGTTAATGAAGCTGGTAAAGAAAACCCACCAGTGTGCATATATTTCCCAGACGGAAAATACAAAGATTTGTTAGATGATAGAGCAGCAAGGGCATTAACAATAGAACTAGTGTCATCTGTTGTTCCATCTCCAGTAGCTCCATAATCTTTTACGTTAATAGTTTGTGAAGAACGATTTGCTAGAGAAATAGCCGCAGAACCACCTGTAGCCGTATAGGTTCCTGCTCCTAATGTTGTTTGTCCTGTGCCGCCGTTGGCTTGCGGCAGCACCCCCGTTACTTGACTTGTTAGATTAACACCACTTAGAGTGCCGCCAAGGGTTAAGTTTCCACTAGAAGTAACTGTTCCAGATAGCGTTATGCCATTGACCGTTCCTGTTCCTCCTACGCTTGTTACAGTGCCGCCAGATGATGGAGAACTATTTGTCACCGTAAAACTAGGATAGGTTCCGCTGACAGAGATGCCTGTGCCAGCAGCAATAGCTACAGTCTGGTCGGGCGCACTATTGGTAATGGTGAGCGTGCCGCTAGTGGTAATTGGACTACCGCTCACTGTAATTCCAGTGCCAGCAGTTGCTGCTACGCTAGTAACAGTGCCTGTACCAGAGGCTGTAGATGCAATCGTTACCCCGCTAGTGCTTCTGGTAACAGTGACATTAGCCCCCGCCAGAATGTTCATCTGGGTGTCTTCCATCATCCTATTCAAACGAATAGCTGTGGCCTCATTGGTTTCCCAATTAGCCTTGTCGTCAGACCAAGTGTATCCTGTTTGTAGGTCAGACATTATACTTTAGAATTGATGCCTTGGTCAGTGAGTTGGGCGGATATTTTAATGGTGCGGATTTTAGGGCGGCCAATAGTTGGGGCTAATACAAACTGACCACCATAGCCACGAACATTGCCAACTCTGCCACGCGCCGAAGCATCTTCCGATATAGGCAACGTTTCGCCTAACATAGTTGAAAGAGAGTCCAAGAATTCTGAGCTATCTGGATTTTCTGTTAAGAACGAAATCTGCACATCTGAAACATTACTGTCAGAGCTTTGGGCTTGTAGCTCAAAGGAATTAAAGCGTTTTCTATCCATTGTGCCGCCTGTATATTGGCGGGTCTTTAATTCAGAATTAATAGGATAGGCAACGGCTGTTCCACCAATCTGTAAGTTTACAACGTCCTTATCGTCTTCGCGGTAGTCTAGGATATGGATGCCGCCGTCTTTATTAACAGCATACAGACTATTAAGGCCGCCAGCTCCTGCTCTAATAAATTCACGAACATTCCAGCCATTCTGTTCAATAATGTCTAATGACTCCCAGCCTTGATTAAGGAAGTTATAGATAAATATGGCGTTATTCTCTGTTGATGTATCTAACGGCACAGCAATGTAATAGCGATTGTCGTGATAGGTAGCTACACAATTTGCAATATAGTCTGGGTTAATGCGTTGAATAAGCGGATTGATAGCCTCGCTCATAGGAATAGATGCGCCCCGCAAATTATATAAATCCTCAAAGTTGACAGAATATACGCCGTTGTCGGACAAGAAGAAGATTTGATTGCCCACTTGCACCACAGTTTTGCGAGCAATACAACCTACTTCACGGGTTACCTCTTGCACCGATACGTCCTTTAAAGGTTGGCTTACGCCGCGAATAAGATGGATAGTGTTGCGATTGAACACTACAACATTATCTTCGGCAAACGGCTGAATAGCAACAACAAAGTCGGCTCCGCCAGAGGCAATGCGGAAATTGTTCTCAATCTGGTCGTAGGTGTTCTGGTCAAGAATATCGGACGCAATAATCTCATCCGTAATGTTTCTGCTGGTGATGGTGGGAGTGCCGCTGCTACCAGCCATTGTATAGTAATAGGGCATCCAAAGCCGTCTTTGATGATAGATAGCCCATGGGGGCGCAGGCATATAGGTGAAGCCAGCCCCAGCACTTTGCGGCGAACCCAACACCACTGTAGCCCCTGTAATGTTATCGGCTGTAGCAAAGAACGTAAATGTATTAGCACTTGCCGTTGTAATAAAATACTCTGACAGGTTATTTAGATTGGTTGTGCCACGGTCAATAATCCTAACAGTGTTACCCGCCACCAGCCCATGCGCTGTTTCGCTAATAGTAACAACGCCGTTGGCAATAGCACAATTAGCTGAAGCCGTTAATGTTAATGGCTGGGTGTATGCGCCATTAGATACTAACGTAAAAGCTGGGCTGCCAACAAGTGTTCCTGTAAATTGCAGGGTGGTTAAACCATCACGGAACAAGAAAAGATAATTGAATGCCTGTAATAGATTAACGTCTGTATCTATGGTGATGCCGCCGGGATAGGTGATGGTGTTGGTAGTGGCTCCTGTGCTTACATTCACTGCCTTCACCCCTGTATTGGTGGCAAGCATGATGTATTCATCATTATCAGACGTAGGGTCTGAGAATAGACAGCTACCAAATACAGCATTAACAATGGTGTCTTCTAATCTTGGTGCGCCAACAACAGCAGTGCCAGTGGCTGTTCCGGTAGCACCAGAGACAGTAATCTTAATAGATGTGGCAGTGACGTATGTAATTACATAATTTTGCGCTACAAACGCTGGGCTAATTCCAGTGATTCCAGAGACATATCCTAGGGTGTCATCAACAAATGAGTGGGCAGTGGCAAACCCAATAGTAATGTCTGCGCCAGAAGTAGATAAGCTATTGCCCGTTTTATTGGCATAAGTGTAGAACGGCAGCGTCAATGCTGTGGCGTTAGTGGCAAGGGAAGCTCCAAAGTTCTGCACGCCCATGCGCGTCTGCCACGCGCCATCTAAATCCATACGCCCGTTAGTGGACAACGCCACTTCTCCCGCCTTCAATTGGTCGGGACGCAAGCGAGCGTTCATGCGAGCAAATCCCGTATCCCCTTCTTCCATAAGAGGTGTGTCTAAGGGGCCATAATTATTAAAACGCGCCATAGACGTATATTACCCTAACATCCCCATGCGCGCCTACTCCAATAGTTGGCAGATAATTTGTTAGATGTTCCCTTGATGCCGCCAGACCTAGCGCAATAGCTTTTCTTGCGTGCGGGTGAAGACTTCTTAATTGACATATTAGCGTCTCCAAAACGCACAATACGTTCCTGTCCATTCTGGCATCCTTTGACGACAGATTTTTTGCCGCCACTAATGTCGCGTCTAGGACTGTTACAGGGTAGGTCGCGGGGATTCATGTTAGCGATAGGCTGCCGTTTTCTTGGCAATGTTCTTAGGTTGTTTTACAAACTGCTTCCCTGCTTTCATGCCTTGGCGTTTAGCTCTGTTGGTTGCCGCTCTTTCGCTAGGGCTTAGGGCTTTCTGGGCAGCGTCAGGTAGGTAGCGTTCACCTGTTTCTAGGCTAGGTTTACCAGAGGACGTTCTCCATTTTTGGCGTGTCCAATCTACAAGGCTGCGCTGTTGGGGCTTCACGATGGTCTAGAGGTAGTATAGCCGCCGCCGTTGCCCTTATATCGCTTGGCTAGAAGCTGGGCCTTCCTCGCGCTCCATTGTCCTGCGTTTCCGCCCTTGCTTCCAGCCTTAATGCTCTGGAACAAGCGTTTACGCATTGTTGGCTTGGTGTAGACGCCAGCCGAGTTTACGGTGGACTTAGCCATTTTAGCAAGACTTACGAGAAGTGGAATAGCTCATGCGGCCACCATTAGCCGTGCCAGCCTCCATTACGCGCTTCTTAGCGGATTCGTTCTTCTCGTGCTTCATCATCTGCTTCTTGCTCATGTTCTTTTCGCTTTTATACTTCATTGTAGGGGATTTGATT